CGTTCGTAAGTTTATTCCTACGAAGAAAGAGGATATCGATATCGCTGATGCTGCTGCTTATAGTACCTTTACAGCTGCTAATAACAGTTGTAGAGATTGGCGTCTCACTCCTGAATGGGAGATTGATAGAGTCCTTCTTGGACAAGTCCAAAAAGAACTTGATTCTTTCCTCCATCCAAGGGGTGAACCCTTGATCGATTCTTTATTTACCATTCTTGGTAAATCTAGACCCGGTCCAGGTGTCAATGTTGGTTCGACCGGTACTTCGTATTATACGAAGTACCTCTCGTCACCATTGACCACCACATCTCAGTACCTGTACTCCGTTTACCGGAGTTACTCAGAATGGATCCCTCACCTCTCCGAAGCGGAATGCCTCCGCTACGAGAAGTACGGTATCCCTCGAGTAATTGACGGAAGCAAATGCAGCTTAGTACCAAAGACAGCTGATGTGAGCCGGTTGATCTGTATCGAGCCCTCGCTGAATATGTATTTTCAGCTTGGTCTCGCTACTATCCTCGAGTCTCGGTTGAGATCTTTCTTTGGGATTGATCTCTCCCTTCAACCTGGGGTTAATCGTCGGCTGGCACAACTGGGGTCTGAAGATGGTACTTTATGTACCATTGATCTTTCCTCAGCTTCTGACTCAGTTTCTCTGAGATTATGCGAGACGTTGTTTCCGAAGTGGTTCTTTGAACTACTCCTGTTACTCCGATCTCCTTCCACTACTTATCGTGGACAGAAGGTGCCTTTATTCATGATCTCTACAATGGGTAATGGTTTCACATTCCCACTGCAGACCATGATTTTCACATCAATTCTTAGAGCATGTGCGGCTATAAGTGGCTACACACCGCCTTATCCCATTGGGTGCTTCGGCGACGATTTAATTTGCCCTAAACGTATGTTTGGGCTTGTTATTCGTTGCCTAACACTCTTTGGCTTTAAGGCAAACCCTAAGAAGACCTTCAATGAAGGTCCGTTCAGGGAGTCCTGTGGCGCTGACTGGTTTTATGGCCGGCCAGTACGACCTGTTTTCATTAGAAAACTTCGTTGTACACAAGACTACCTTGTCGCCATCAATCAACTAAATGAGTGGACCGCATATACCGGTATTCCGTTGAGGAATACTATATCTTTGCTCCTATCTTTTGTTCCGAGGAAATTTCGTTTCCTTGTTCCATTTGATAGCAGTTCAGATGAAGGTATACGCGTTCCCCTCTCTCTCGCTAATCCATCTTATAATAGCAACAGCTCATTCCTTTTCAGGAGTTTTGCTGTTAAGCCATGTAAGATTCGGATTTCCGAGGGGACTATCCATAGTCCTGGTAGATTGAAGAACTTGCTATTTAATCCTCCTGGATTATATTGCTCGTTCTTATTTGGCGAGTTGGTATCCTTTACAATTTCTATCAGGCATGATAGACCTTTGTATCGGAGCA